CAAAACGCGATGAAGCTCAAGAGGGCCAAACGCAGAGTGATATTGCCGAAAATAGCGGCACAGATCCCGAAGTGCCACCCGCTGCTGGTTTTGCGCCCACACCTCCCGCAGCCTCGGGACCTTCAAAGGCTGACCCCGCCTCCGCCCTCCAGACATCCCTGCGGGCCGAACTTTCCGCACAGCTTCGCCATGAAGCGGCAGAGATCACCGAGATCGCAGCGCAAGCGGGACGCCTCGGCATTGCCATCGACGCGGCAAAAGCCCTGAGGGAAGGCACAACACCTTCGGCGCTGCGCCGATCGGTGTTGGAGCATGCGGCAGCCGCAGCCGATGCGCGGGATGTGGTGGCAACAGCCCCCGCTCCGGTGGCGTCTCCAAACAGCGAAAGCCCTATTGTTGCGGCCGCCAAACGCGCCGCGGCCTCCGGCGCGAAACGCTGAGCGGCTCCACAGCCGCCATACTCCCGCGCCCATCGCAAGACCCCCGCTGCTCCTGCCTGGCGGCGGATTGCTTATTCCTCCATCTCCAGAAGGATCCCCGACATGACTGTCCTGACCCAGCCGCCCAGCTTGGGCGATATCCTCAAATACGAGTTGAACCCAAACTTCACCCGAGAAACCGTCACACTGCTAGCAGGGACCGCCTATCCCGTGGGTGCTGTTCTGGGCCGCATTACCGCCAGCGGCAAATACAAGCTGGCGACCTCGGGCGGCACAGATGGCGCGCAGACAGCGGCCGCCATGCTGCTCTATCCCGTCGATGCCTCTGACGCTGATGGTACCGGCCTTGTCATCATGCGCGGCCCCGCCATCGTCTCCAAAGCCGCCCTCGTCTTTGACGCCACCGTCGATGATGCCGCCAAAACCAAAACCAAACACGGCCAGCTCGCAGCGCTGGAGATCATTCCGCGCGATACCGCCTGATTAGCGGTGAATAACGCACGCCGTGCACAGACACCTTAACGTCGATAACCGCCACACCACCTCCTCGCCCTCATTCCCCCGGAGCTTCCCATGACTATCACCCGTAACCCGTTTGACACGGGCGGCTATTCGCTCGCCGAGATGACGCAGGCGATCAATATCCTGCCCAACCTCTATACCCGCCTGGGCCAGATCGGCCTCTTTCGCTTTGAAGGCGTCACACAGCGCTCAATTGTCATCGAGCAGCGCGAGGGTGTGTTGAGCCTTTTGCCGTCCGTCCCGCTGGGCGCACCTGCAACGGTGGGCAACCGCGAGGCGCGCTCGATGCGCTCCTTTGCCCTGCCGTGGATCCCACATGACGACGTGATCTTACCCGCCGACGTCCAAGGTATGCCAGCCCTCGGCCTCTCGGACGCAGCCGATCCGCTGGTCGAGGTGATGAACCGCAAACTCACGCTGATGCGCCGCAAACATGCCCAGACCCGCGAATATATGGAGATGAACGCCCTGCGCGGTATCGTGAAGGACGGCGCTGGCACCACGCTTTACGACTATTTCACCGAGTTTGGCCTCGAGAAGATCTCGATCGACTTTGTTTTTGGCACTGCTGGCACAAACGTGCAGGGCAAAGTCCGCAGCGTGCTGCGCGCCATGGAAGACAACCTGCTGGGTGAGACCATGACCACCGCGCATGCGCTGGTCAGTTCCGAGTTCTTCGACAAGCTGATCAGTCACCCCAAGACCGAAGAGGCCTACAAGTTCTTCTCGGCCACCGGCGGTCAGCCGCTGCGCGAGGACATGCGCCGAGCCTTTCCCTTCGCAGGCATTCTCTTCGAGGAATACAATGGTTCCGTCACCCTCTCGAACGGCACCTCCGAGCGGTTGATCCCCACAGGTGAAGGCATCGCGTTTCCTTTGGGCACCTATGATACCTTTACCACCTATGGCGGGCCTGCCAACCTTCTGGAGACCGCCAATACCATCGGCCTGCCGCTCTATGCCCGCCAAATGATCGACGCCAAGGGGCGCTGGATCGATCTGATGACCGAAAGCTCAATCTTGCCGGTCAACAAGCGGCCCCGCATGGCGATCCGCCTGCACTCTGGCAACTGAGGCACCGCATGACCTCTGCCTTCACAATCGCAATCGACGGGATCTTCCGCGATCCGCACATCGCCCGGGACGCGGTCTATATCGCCCAAGGCAGCACTCAGATCCTCATCCGTGTGGTCACGCGCCGCACGGATGAGATCACCGAGTTTGGCGCGGCACGACTTTGGTCAGACAGCACGCGCATTGACCTGCGCGTTGCCGAAGTCCCAAACCCACGTGCGGGCGACCGCATTGAGATCGACGCGGAGGCCTTCCTTATTCAGGGCGAGCCTGTGCGCGATCGCGAGCGACTTGTCTGGACCATAGATTTGAGACCAGCATGAAACTCAACATTACCATCTCCCCTAACCTGGCCGCGATTATGGCAGCCGAAATCAAAGCAGGCGAAAAGGCGGTCACAGCGGCGATGCGCGCGGCCGGGGCACAGCTTAAATCAGACTGGCGCGGGCAGATTACGCAAGCGGGGCTGGGACGGCGGCTCGGCAATTCGATCCGCAGCCAGACCTATCTGAAGGTTGGTGAGAGCATCGATGCCGCAGCACTTGTGTGGTCAAAAGCGCCCGTGATCATTGGCGCGCATGACACCGGGCCACTGATCCGCTCCAAGAATGGCTTCTGGCTAGCAATCCCGACGGCGGCGGCTGGCAAGGGAGCGCGTGGCAGCCGGATCACCCCCGGTGAATGGGAACGACGGCGTGGGCTCAGGCTCCGGTTTGTCTATCGCAGGCGGGGACCGAGCCTGCTCGTGGCAGAAGGGCGGCTGAACACGAAAGGCAGTGCCGTTGCAAGCAAATCCAAGACTGGGCGTGGGGTCACAACCGTGCCGATTTTTCTGCTGGTGCCGCAAGTAAAACTGCGCAAGCGGCTTGATCTGGCGCGGGATGCGAAGGCTGCGCAGGAGAGGATACCCGGAGCAATTGTGGCGAATTGGGTAGAAGGAAAGATCGGATGACTCCCCGAGAAACCATCCTCACCGCCCTAGCGGACCTGTTGTGCACGGTACCGCACGTGCCGGTGCTACGCGGCGAGGTCCTGCCAGAGCGCATCCCACCTGCGGGCCTGCTGATCCTGCGCGATGGCGATCCCGGCGATCCTGCGGTGACGCTGTCGCCACTGACCTATCATTATCAGCATCGCAGCGAGCTTGAAGTCATCGTTCAGGGCGCAGACCGCGACACGGATTTCGCTGCACTTTGCGGCCAGATCGGCGCGGTGATTGCCGCCGACCGCACGCTCGGCGGACGCTGCGACTGGATCGAGGCGGAAGCGCCACAGCCAGTGGATTTACCTGTCGAGGGTGCGGCCAGCCTGAAGGCCGCGATCATCCCGATCGTTCTGCATTATTCAACGTCAGACCCGCTGGCCTGACCCACCCCATAGTTTGAGGAGAACACCATGGCACGAGCTCAAGGGGCGCGGGCGCAGATGGCGATTGCGTTCGAATCCGCCTACGGCACATCGCCTGCAACTGGCTACGTCAAGATACCCTTCGCCAGCGCGACGCTTGGCGCAGAGCAACCGCTGCTCAACTCGGAACTTCTGGGCTACGGGCGGGATCCGCTTGCGCCGATCAAGGACGCCCTGACCGCTGATGGCAACGTGGTGGTTCCCATTGATGCGCGTGCGTTCGGCTTTTGGCTGAAGGCGACCTTCGGAGATCCGATCACCACAGGCGCTGAGGCGCCGTACAGCCACGAATTCCGCTCGGGCAACTGGACGCTGCCAAGCCTCTCGATCGAGATCGCCATGCCGGAGATCCCGCGCTTTGCGATCTATGCGGGCTGCGTGGCGGATCAGCTGTCGTGGCAGATGACGCGCTCGGGGCTTTTGACGGCCTCGGTGTCCATGGTCGCGCAGGGAGAAACCTTGGCGACCAGCACCAATGTTGGAACGCCAGCAGAGATCGCGCTGCAGCGCTTTGGCCATTTCAACGGCGCCATCAAGCGCGAGGGGGTGGCACTGGGCAATGTGGTCTCGACCCAGATCACCTACGCCAACAACCTCGACCGCATCGAGACGATCCGCGCCGACGGCATGATTGATGGCGCAGATCCCTCTCTGGCCGCCCTTTCGGGCAGCATGGAGGTGCGCTTTGCCGACAATACGCTGATGGATCAGGCGATCAACGGCGCCGATTGCGAGCTCGAGTTCTCTTACCTGCTGCCCAGCGGCGAAAGCCTCACGGTCACAGCGCATTCGGTCTATCTGCCGCGCCCGCGCGTGGAGATCGGCGGACCGCAGGGCGTGCAGGCCACCTTCGATTGGCAAGCCGCCAAGGACGCCACCTTGGGCCGGATGTGCACGATCACCCTGGTCAACGATGTGGAGGCCTATTGATCATGCTCAAACTTGATCTGTCAAAAAAGCCGCGCTGGCTTGAGCTGTCGCCCGGGGTCCGGGTGCAGCTGCTGCCGCTGACCACGGCGCTGATGGTGTCCACCCGCAGCGATATCACGGTCGAGACCCTGCCCGAAGACGCCTGCAACGAGGACCGCGCGCTGGTCTTTGCCAAGGCGTTGGGGCGGCGGGCAGTGATTGCCTGGGAGGGTGTGGGCGACGCAGACGGCGAAGTGCTGGGCCTCACGCCCGAGGGTGTTGACGCCTTGCTCGATGTCTATCCGATCTTTGAAGCGTTCCAGACAGGTTATGTCGCCAAGGCACTGGTGTTGGAACAGGAAAAAAACGTCTCCGCGCCCTTGCCGACTGGCACTTCAGCGGGGGCGATCGGTACTGCGAGGCTTGCGAAGCCCTCGAGGCTTGCGAAGCCCTCGAGGCTTGCGAAGCCCTCGAGGCCTGCAAAGTCCCGTGCCCAGACTGCCCGGCAAAAGTAAACCGCCCCCAGACTTTCGAGGGTGTGCAGATCTGGGACCTCGTCGGGCGTTTGGGCGGCCAGCTGCGCGCGACAAGGCAAATCATCCTCGGCTGGGACATGGGTGCGGCCCTCGCCATGGCGCGCGCCCTTGGCATCAACGGCCTCGTGGCCATGGAACTGCTGCCCGAGATCGAGGCGGTGATGGTCAAAAAAGTAAACGAACGGATTGGAGAGCAGGATGTCCGATAAACGCGTCTTCGTGCGTCTCGC